CATTGCGTGTGTACATTGTGGCAGTACGACTTTCAAAGTCTACCACAGTGATAGCACGAACTCCGTCTAGCTTGGGTTCAAGCAGTTTCTTGCCCGTGATCTTCTTGTCGTGATTGGCCCCATCGTGAGCAAGCATCACTTCAAATACAGGAACAGGAGCAATACCTTTGTGTATTTTAAGAACTTTGTTCACAGTCTTTTCACTAAAGCCTGCTCGCATGTCCTTGATAAGGATGCGTCGATACCAATCGTTCCATTGTGCCTTAGTGGCCACATTCATTGCCAATTCGATTGCGTCTTTGGCTGCATGACCCGTAAGGCGTCTTCGATAAAGACTGTCTGCAAGCTCAAGGAAGTTATCCCAACTGAGGCCTTGTCCTTCGTCTTGTTCTTTAATAGGCACCTGCTTAACACCAAATGTGTATAGGCCATCTAGTGCCATACGCAGGCCCTCGAAGAACTCTGTGAGTCCTTCTTTAGCTGCCATATCTAGAATTTGTTCTTTGCTCAAACGGCTGTTGTCAGCTTCTAGTTGTTGAATCACTGTCTGTGGTTGTGTGCGCAATCTTTGCTCCTAATCGTTTACTGTACTAAAAGTATAACATCAAATTCAGCGGTTGTCAAGAGTTTTTACTTGACAATTCAAATTATAAATAGTATTATAGTTAGTTCATTTAAAAAGGAGAACACTATGGCCTATCGTGCAAAAACCAAAATCAAAGCCGCAGTTCGTCGTCAACTACGTAAGAGGAAGTAATTATGGCTGCTAAAAAAAGAAAAGCACCAAAAATTACCAAGAGCACTATTGCTCGAACAGCGAAACGAGTTCTTCGTAAGCGTTAAAAAAAGGCACCTTAGGGTGCTTTTTATTTTATCTCAAAAGTCCAATCTTTGTTAATGTGTGTTTTAATAATATGACAAGGATGGCATAATGTTTGGCAATTATCAGGCTCGTTGTTTTGATGATTGCCGTCGATATGATCAACTGTAAGAAGTTTATTTTGGCAACGTTTCATATCCGCTTCATTTTCAAAATCAAACAGTTTAAATCTTGATGTATCTTTGTAAGGACTATAACCACAGCTTTCACAATGATGTTTTTTGTGGTATGTGTACTCACGATCTGCAAATGCGTTACCACCATATTCAACACCTTGTAATTGATGTTCTCTACATTTAGTATCGGAATAGGGACCTTTATACAATGTCACAAGTTCACAGCAGCCAGGAACATCGCAGGTTATTTTGTTTTCAATAATCCTACGACGATCGTGTTTGGACTTTGCTTCGTCCCAAATGCTTCTTACCATAGGTCACTGTTAGCAGGAGTGAAACCATTATTAGCAAAGTAAGCAGGTACCTTACGCTTTAATGTTTTCTTAATCTGTGCGTTCAAGAATGGAATTCCATGTGTAGGCAATTTCTGCATATTGGGTTCCGGCTTTTGATGCTGGGGAACATCTTTGTATGCTTCTTCATGCCAATTTTCGTAGGCTATTTCTGCTTTGGCCCAGAATGGTCCGCTGGGGCTAAAATCAGCTCTCCAAAACGAAGAAGCCATGTCTGCTAGATCAAGTAGATAGTCTTCATCTAACTTTACACCTTCTGTACGACATAACATGATCCATGTCATTAACATATAAATTTCTTTTGGCTGAACTGCACGTTGCTGACGTATAGCCGACCAGTAAATGCCAAATAACTTAATATCTTCCGGTGTTGCCTTTTCAATTTCAGCTAGACGACTAACAGCACCAATCTCGTGACTGTCATCAAACTTGTCGTGGGTGGCGAATAGTTTAAACCTTTCAAGTGCCTGCTGTTTCTTTTCAGCTTCACGCCAACTAGCAGTATCTGCACCATCAACCCGAACACCATAAATCATCTGCATCCAGATGTCAATGGCATCTAACGGCGTTTTATCTTCGCCGTTCAATCCAATAAAGTTAGCACGAATCTTTGATTTTTCCGTAGTAGAATATACCACAATCGGGATTGTCTGATCATCCCAATTCTCACCGAATACATAAGTGCAAATAATATACAAAAGTATCACAGTGTGCTGACCATCCCATGCTGTAAAAGTATTATCTTCTGTAGGATGAGGGTTAACTTGAATAGGCATGACTTTAGTGGATTCGAATCCGTCAACCCTATTAATGCAACTGTCAATAACCAAGTACCGTTGCATAGTCTTATCAATTTTAATTTGACTACCTTTGGCTTCTCTAGCAGAGCACAACGGAATGTCTTTGAATGACCTGTATTGGGGGTTTCGACGTTTGAATTCTCGTGCCGCCATCTTGATTTCAATCAAACGATTTTCATCAACAAATTCTTGAAAACGAGTCGGAACATCTACATAGTCGCTTTCAGAAAAGCTATATCGTGAATTGAATTTATCTGCGTAAGACATTTTTGATCTTTCTATCAATTAATATGCTAGTACTATAACAGGATCCTAAGATCCTGTCAACCAATCAAATTCCCAAATAATCTGCCCAACTGGGATGTGCCATGTGATAGCCCCTAACCCTACGTTTGGCAACTAGATCCCAAAATGTAGGCTTGTAGGGAGCGATCCTTGGTTTCATCTTGCCCACATGTGCTGCCTTTTTGTAGTTGCAGCTTTTACAGGCAGTGGTAGAGTTTTCCCAAGTGGTCTTGCCGCCCTTGCTCACAGGCAGCACATGATCCAAAGTGGCCAAAGATTCTGCCACTTCTACTCCACAGTATTGGCAACTGTAGGCATCACGCAGAAATATATTGCGTTTGCTCAGTCTCATGGTGTGTTTTGGTTTTTGGTAGGAATTCAACATGATCACGGCAGGCACACGAGTTTCCCATCGTGCAGATCGCACGATCCAATCTTCATGCCATTCCAATACCTTTACCTTGTCCAGAACCATGTAACGAATGGCTTCTTGCCAATCTATGGTGCTGAGGGGTAGTAGGCTCAATGGCTGCATGTCTGCGTTTAATACTAGGGTGGTCATTATACGTGTATTTAATCAAAGAACAACTAGTGTACAGTCAAAACAGCAACGAGTCAATGTTTTTTTTGATAACTATGTTTGAAGTTGACCTAGTTAGGATTTACTGTTACACTTGAATTTCTTATTAACAAAAAGGATCTACGATGAATTTAGTACCAATGGTGATTGAATCAACCAGCAAGGGCGAACGTGCCTATGATATCTACAGTCGGTTGCTCAAAGAACGCATCATCATGCTGAATGGGCCAGTCGAAGACATGATGGCCAATACCATTGTGGCTCAACTGCTGTTTCTTGAAAGCGAAAATCCAGACAAAGAGATTTCACTGTTTATCAACAGCCCAGGTGGAGTTATCACCAGCGGCATGTGCATCTATGATACCATGCAGTTTATCAAATGTGATGTGGCCACCTATGTGATGGGGCAGGCCTGTTCAATGGGTTCATTCCTGGCACAGGCCGGTCAAGCAGGCAAGCGATACATGTTGCCCTATGCACGTCACATGATACATCAGCCCAGTGGCGGTGCTCGTGGCATGCAGAGCGACATTGAAATCCAATACAAGGAAATCACCAAGATGAAAGACATATTGACCAAACTCTATGTCAAACACAATACCAAAGGCAAGACCTATGCTGACTTTGAACGTGACATGGATCGTGACACATTTATGTCAGCTGAAGAAGCACTGAACTATGGACTCATTGACAAAATCATTGACAAACGATAATGACACAACTACAAGGTAAACAAGACAAAGGATGGGGCTACGAAATCATCTGGGCCACCAATGACAAGTACTGTGGCAAGATAATGGTATTTGAAAAGGTAGGAGCCAAGTTCAGTATGCACTTTCATAAAGAAAAAGATGAAACTTGGTTTGTCAACGCAGGTGAGTTCAGGTTAATCTGGTGCGATACCACCACTGCCACCTACAAAGAACAGATCCTCAAAGAAGGTGACACGTGGCGTAATCCACCAATGATGCCGCATCAGTTGATTGCACTCAAACCCAACTCAATGGTATTTGAAGTCAGTACCGCAGACTCAGTAGAAGACAATTACAGGATTATTCCAGGAGACAGTCAAGTTGCAGCCAATAAACCAACCCAAGAACAACCAACCTAAGATATCTTGGGTAGGTGGAGAGTTCCGCACAAAATGTGTCGTGGGACTTGATCGTGACGGAGTAATCAATCGAGACCTAGGCACCTATTGCCACAAGGTAGAGGACTTTGATCCCATCCCGGGCAGTATTGATGCCATAGCTGAACTAAGGCGTAAAGGCTATAAGATCACAGTGATCACTGATCAAGGCGGCATTGAAAAAGGTCTATATACGCAACAGGATGTGGATACTGTACACGAACACATGCTTAAACTGCTAGGTGAAGCAGGATGCTTTAGCATTGACGGCATCTACTACAGCGCCAGTAGCCGCAAAGAAGATCCATTTGCCAAACCCAATGTGGGCATGTTTAAAAAATGTGAAGCCGACATCAAAGATATCAAATTCAAAGGTGGCTACTATGTTGGCGACAAGATGAAAGATCTCAAAGCCGCAATGAACATAGGAGCCAAGCCTGTGTTAGTCAGAACGGGCTATGGAGCGGAAACTGAAAAAGACTTGAACAAGTGGACCTATAGAAAAATCAAACAGCGCACAATCGTATTTGACAATCTAGCACAGTTCGTGGAGTCGCTTGCATGACACGAGTGGTTGTTAACGGCACTTTTGATATAATACATTTAGGACATTTGAGATTATTAGATTATGCTAGAAGTTTACCCAACAGCTATGTATTAGTGTTAACTGATAGTGATCGTAGGATAAAACAATTAAAAGGTAATGATAGACCCATTAATAACGAATATGAACGTTGCAGTCTACTGTTTGCACTAAAGTCAGTGGATCGTGTGGAAACATTCGACACTGACCATGAACTTGCAGACTTAATAAAAGGGTTTGAGCCTGATGTTATGGTCAAGGGAAGCGACTATCGAGGCAAACCGATCATAGGCGCAGAATATTGTAAAGAGATAAAATTTTATGACAGACTCGGCAACTACTCAACCACAAACAAGATTCAAGATATTGCTACTCGGGGATGACTGCACCGACATCTACAAATATGGCAGCGTAGATCGTATCAGTCCAGAAGCACCTGTGCCAGTGTTCATACCCAAGTACGACATTGTCAAAGATGGTATGGCTGGTAATGTGCGTAAGAATCTAGAAGCATTAGGATGTCAAGTAAATTATCTATTTGGCAAAACATCTACTAAGACTAGACTCATTGATACACGCAGTAAACAACAGATAGTGCGTATAGACAACGATATAATTTCAGATCCTATAACCATTGACTCAGAGCTACCTACTGTATACGATGCTATTGTTATTAGCGACTACAACAAAGGCACAGTAAGTTACGAGTTGATTGAAGAGTTACGCAAAGAATTTAGCGGACCTATTTTTGTCGACACAAAGAAAACAGATTTGGCAAGACTAGAAGGTTGCTTTATTAAAATTAATGAACTTGAAAATAGTCGTGCTACAAGTTTTCCAACTGCTGGATTAATTGTTACATACGGAGATCGTGGAGTTGTCTACGACGAGTTTGCCTTTGGTGCGAGAAATGTGGAAGTGGCAGATGTATGTGGTGCAGGCGATACATTTTTAGCAGCAGTATGTTATCAATACCTAAATACCGTAAACATGCACCTGGCAATCAGTTTTGCTATTAATGCAAGTGCGGTCACTGTACAACACCTTGGCAATTACGCACCAACCCTAGAGGAAATAAAATGATTGTATTAACAGGTGCTGGCGGGTTTATTGGCAGCGTGATGTTGGGCTATTTGAACAAGAAGGGCATAACTGATGTTGTGCTGTTTGATGATTTGTCAAATGAAATACAGTATCGCAATCTTGTGGGCAAGCAGTTCAAGAGCATTCATCCTCACTCCGCATTTGAAAAGACCACATTCAATCCCAAAGACATTAACGCAGTCATACACATAGGAGCCAACTCCAGCACATTGGAACGCAACTGGCCATCCATCTACAAGACCAACGTGCTATCAACTCGCATGTGGAACGCCTTTTGTTTGGAACATGCAATACCTTTTATCTTTACCAGTTCAGCAGCAGTCTACGGCAATGGTGCAGGGCCACTCAATCAATATGCGTTCAGCAAGCAGGTGAGCGAACAAGAAATCACAGGCGTGGTGCTAAGGCTATTCAACGTCTACGGACCCAACGAGTATCACAAAGGTCGTATGGCCAGTACCATCTTGCATTGGTACAATCAAATACAAACAGACGGCAAGATCAACATCTTTGAAAACAGCAACAGCTATCGTAGAGACTTTATTTGGGTAGAGGATGTGGCCAGTACCATCTATCACTTTGTGAAAAACTACACACCCGGCATCTATGATCTAGGTACAGGAATCAGTGTGGACTTTGACAGCATTGCCAACATTGTGATCAATGAGTGCGGTACGGGAACTAAATGTGCTATTCCTATGCCCGATGATCTCAAGGCACAGTATCAACTGGATACCAAAGCTGATACAGCCAAACTGGCTCTTGCAGGTGTCGATGTTGACTTGTTCTACGAGCCCTGGCAGGGCATCAAAGAATACGTTGGCTATCTAAAGACTAGTAAGTTCTATTAAACACATCTTTAAGAGCCATAACTAGATCTTCAATCATGCCGTCATCATGGAATGGCGTTGGAGCAAAACGTAGACGCTCTGTGCCTACTGCAACTGTGGGATGATTGATTGGTTGTACATAGATGTTGTGATCATTCAATAGAGCATCGCTCATGGCCTTGCACTTCTTGGCTTCTCCCACTAACACAGGTACGATGTGTGTGGTTGAGCATTCCATAACAGGTATGCCTGCTTTGATCAATCTGTGCTTTAACTTACGGGCACGTTCTTGATGTTGATCACGAAGTTCATTATGATCTTTGAGATACTTGACAGCGGCTAAAGCACCTGCACACGAAACAGGACTCATTGATGTGGTAAAAATAAAACCCGCAGCTACTGAACGGATGGCATCGATGACCTCAACATCGGCAGCTATATAGCCACCTTGGACTCCATAGGCTTTCCCTAATGTACCATTGACTATGTCAATACGGGATTGTAGCCCAAGCTCTTCAACCTTCCCACCACCGTGGGGACCATAGAGTCCTACCGCATGTACTTCATCGATATATGTGATGGCACCATAGCGATCAGCTAGGTCACAGATCTCTCGTATATGCCCCACATCGCCATCCATTGAGTAGACGGATTCAAACACCACACAGGGCACGTTGCCTGTGAGTTGTATACTGGATAATTTATCTTCTAGATCTTTGAGATCATTGTGTTTAAAAATGCTTTTTGCTGCTCTACTATGCCGCATACCAATAACAAGACTGTTGTGATTTTCACTATCTGAAACAAAGTGTATGTTGGGAATAATCTTGGCCAGGGCGATCAAGGTCCATTCGTTGGCCACATAGGCTGACGAGAACAGCAGAGCCTTGGCCTTGTTGTGCAGAGTGGCCAGTTCATGTTCTAGGGCCACGTGATAGTGGCTGGTGCCGCCGATATTGCGAGTGCCTCCAGACCCTGATCCTGTATGATCTAGGGCAGTGTGCATGGCATCTAGAACCACCTTGTGCTGACCCATACCTAGATAATCGTTTGAACACCAGTTCACAATGTTCTTGATATTGTAGGGGCCGTACCACATGGCACTAGGAAACTTGCCCGCTTCACGGATAATATCGTTAAACACACGGTATCTGCCCGTGGTTTTCATGTCTTTAAGCAAGGAGTTGAAGGGTTCTTTGTTTATCATTGTAATCTTATTTAACCGATAAATAAGGTTAGTACAAAACATGATGGCTTTGATCATTGTTATTAGGACATATTATGAGACTAGCAGATATTTTAAGAACTTTGGCAGATAAAATGGATAACATTGAATCTGGATCCGGCAATGATCAAATGGCCGCTGCCACACAGGGCATGGACGGCACTGCGCCTAGCTCAGATCCTTTGATGATTCCTCCGTTGCAACAAAAATTAGAAATACTGAAAAAATCAGCAGGAATTGACAGTTTTTATGACGGTGAAACAGACGAACTTGATGATATCAAGAAACTCACAGGAATCAAGGCTGTTATACAACACGAAACTGACGATGACGAGCCAATTGGTTAAGGAATAGACAATGCCGTTTACACAAGACCTTTACAGTGGCAGACGCAACTACAACGACGGATCTACAAGAATAGGTCAACTAGATAGAATCTGGTATGACAAACCCACGCATACTCTGCGCATAAGTGACGGAGTGACCCCCGGCGGCCTAATCATCTTGGGTGGCGGTGGCGGCAGTGGTATTATATTGGTCAAAGATGAAAATCTTATTTTGACTGCTGCTGCCAGCAGCCTAAACTTTTTAGGCGCAGGAGTCACAGCCACAGTGGGCAATCCACTCACTGGTGATGTAGATGTAACCATCCCAGGTGGTATTGCAGGAGTTGCAGTCAGCGATGAAGGCACTATTATTGCTGCCACTGCCAACAGCATGAATTTTGTGGGCGCAGGAGTTACAGCCACTGCCACAGGCAACGTGGTCACTGTGACCATTCCAGCAGTCAGCAACACCATTGCAGTTGAGGACGAAGGCACAACTTTAAGCACTGCTGTTTCTACTTTGGATTTTGTTGGCCCAGGTGTTGTTGCTACAGTGCCTACTCCGGGTAATGTGGAGGTAAAAGTTAGAGGCATAGAAATTAGGGATGAAAGTTCTGTATTGACCGCTCATCCAACTATGATTGATTTTGTTGGTGCAGGTGTTACTACCACGGTAT